CCCTCTAAAGGCACTAAAACTGTTGCGGGCGATTGGACAGCAGACCAACAAAAGAAAGCGAAACCATTAGGGTTTGAAATCGGCAAAAACGATAAGCACGATGACGTCCATAAAACTTTAGCAAAAGCAGCAGACGCCAGTCATCCTTCTTTGGGTGGAAGAAAAGTTACAGTTAAGATTAACGGTAAGTCTAAAGAAATGGCGCACAAAGATTTACAACACGCTGTTGATCTACACAAAAGACTTCCTTTAGGGAAGAAAGCAGCGGTTATGAATTTGATTCGAGACAAAGGGCACGACGGTGTAACTGCGGCTGCTAATCATTTTAAAAAGACATATAAATGATTAGGTTTAGACAATTTGAGGCAACCTACCAAGGGAAGAAAGTAACACTAAACAAACCCTCGGCAGGAGATGTAAAGAAGTCAAAGGTCTTCGTAGACCCAGACGGTGACGGAAAGGCAACAAAAGTAAATTTTGGCGATAAGAACATGACGATCAAGAAACATATTCCTGCTCGTCGTAAATCGTTTAGAGCGAGACACAACTGTGACTCTCCTGGACCAAAAGATAAAGCGAAATATTGGTCATGTAAGGCGTGGTAACGTTATAACTTTACATAGGATGGGAACAGATGAACGAAGATCGATTGCAAAGGATCGAGGAAAAACTCGATAGACTTGCTGACGTAATAGTTGGTATGGCAAGAGTAGAAGAAAAGATTGCTGACCTTGAGACAAGACGTGCTGAAGGTCACGAACGGCTCAACAGAATGTCTGCTAAATTAGACGATGTTGATGCACATGTAATATCCATGCGAGAACGCATGAATGTTATATCAAAGGTGATGTGGTTAATTGGTGCTGGTGTTATTACCGCGCTTATTACACACTTCCAAGAAATTTTATAAAGGACAGGAACACAATGGATAATAAAATTATTGCAAATATTTTCTCGGCATGGCAGGATGTCGTTGAAAAGAAAAAATTGGATCCTGTCGGGAAAGCAGACGCAGATATTGATAACGATGGCGATGTAGATAAGTCTGATGAGTATCTTCATAATCGACGTAAGGAAATAAAGAAGTCGATGAAAGAAGAAGACGACGATGTTGATATTAAAATGGATACGAAAGGTATGAATAAATGTTCCGAGTGTGGTGGTTCTTCTCAGAATCACGACGAAGAATGTTCAAAATATAAAGGCGAATCGTGCGGAAACGATCACAAAACGAAGAAAGAATCCGTCCGTCATGAAGAGTTTGGGTTTGGAGAAATTATCTCTGAGTCTGAAAACGGCGCCGATGTCTTATTTGATCATGGCGTAGAATTCGATGTTCCTGCCGAACAACTCGAAAGCATCCGTCGAGCAATGGACGTTGCTAAAAAGTCTGATGGTGCTATGACACCTGCGGTTAAAAAAATCAACAAGATGAAGAAAGGTCTTGCTGACAATCCTCGTGTTCAGAAAGCACTGAAGAAAGCAAACGAAGAAGATGAACTTGATGAAGCGCAGATCAGAACTCGTGCTCGCGTGCGAAATGATCAAGAAAAACTCGCAAAAGCACGCGCCGCCAAAAAAACAAACGAAGAAGACGAACTTGAAGAAAAGTTAGAAAAAGAACGTGTCAAACATCCAAATGGTCAAAGACCCAAGGGGCCAGGATGGGTTCTTAAAAAGTCGGGCGAACAATCTGGAAAAGACCATAGTGAGTGGGAACGCAAAGTCAAAAGAGTAGAGTCCGTTCAAGAAGGCACCGTTGCCGAGTTTGATGAACAAATTCAAGACACGTATTCATCAATCCAGCAACAAGCAATTCAAGCGATGAAGAACATGTGGGAATTTAATGAACACCCCAAGAGTTCTGGTCCTGACGCCGCCCACAAGAAGGGCGCTGTTCCTGGAGAAACAATGAAGGATAAGCGTAAAGGTAAAGCTGCCGATGACATGGCAAACGACCTTGACGCTGACAATCCTGAATTAGCAGGAGACGACGCTAAAGGCCATGATGATGTTTCTAAAGCGGCGCGAGCTGTCAAGACTCAAGCGGCTAAGAGAGGAAGCGAAGAACGAGTAGGTCATCTTTCTCCAGAAATGCCAGTGGATACAACTAAAGTAGGAAAAGGAGGTCTATAATGGCCCTACATGGTCCAAAGGGAGCGCACCCCACAAAGCGCGGATGGGTATCCGCAAAGGGCGAACTCTTAAAGTCTTCGCGTTTAACTGACGCACAAATTGCAGAATGGCACGCAAAACATAGCCCTGTTCCAGCGCAAGCAGTATTTTCAGAACCGGTACCGGTTGTTCAAACATTACACGAAGCGCCCGTACAAGAATACACCCTCAGTGAAGAAGAATATCGTTATCATTATGGAGAGGAAGAAATACTGACCGAACCCGAGGATGAATAAATGGTTTCTAAAAAAACAGTAGACAAAGCATTAGAAGGCGCTGACACTAATGGGGATGGTCACATCTCTATGGAAGAAATAGAAGCGCATATGAACCTAGAGTTCAAGAGAAAGGAACTAGAGGATCAAGATGCACAACGGGACGCCATTCGCAAGATGGCATGGTTCTCGTTAGTGGGTCTTTTATTATACCCGTTTGGAATCTTCGTAACTGATATGTTTGGCTTGGACCAAGCAGCAAAATTAATTGCTGACATTGCTCCAACATACTTTGCTTCTATTGCTGTACTTGTGTCTGCGTTCTTTGCTGCTGATGCGATCGGTGGGAATAAGAAAGATTGAGGTAAAATATGACCTCTCCCATATTAAGGGGATCTTCTAACGAACGTTTAAGAAGACAATCTAAAGGCGCTCTCGTTTCTAATGATGCCGCGACTCTTCAGTTAGATAGAATTCCCTCTATCGACCGATATGTGATTCCACCGCCACCGCCATCTATAGATGATGTGTTTCAAGGGAATAGTTTTGGGTATGTATTTGGCGGTAATAGTCCAACATATCCTACAGGGTTTGGTAATACCATTCAAAAAACTTCCTTTGTTTCTGACACCACAGCTGTTAGTTCTGGTGAACTGACCAAAGATGTGCGCGAGACAAATGGATATAGTAGCGGCACTGATGGTTATGCTGGTGCTGGTAGAAATAATAACCCATTTCCACCTAGCGTTACTGAGATTTGGAAGTTTGCTTTTGCTAGCGAATCTGTATCTGTGTTTGGTAATTTTTCTGCTCCAATATACGCAATTGGAAGTGTCTCTGCAATAGGGCCAGCAAACGGATATGCTGTTGGCGGTAAGAATGGAATTTCCCCAGGACCACCCCAGTCGTCTAACATAGAAAAATTCTCATTCACTTCCGGAGGTACAGCGTCAGTCATAGGCACTATTAGTCCTACCTTTCCTGTTGGAAGATCTCAAGGTCACGGGATGCAATCAGTCACAGATGGTTACCATTTAGGTGGCAGTCCTGGACCAAGTAATAAAGCGACTAAATTTCCATTTTCTGCAGACACTACTACTGCGCTCATTAGTGATATGCCAGTAACAGCTTCTGATGGTTCTGTTGCAATAAGTGAGACAGATGGTTTTATAACTTCTGCTGCTCGGGTTCCTGCACCAACAACTGCAATACTTTCGATTAATTTCGCAACAGACACAACATCAATTAATGGAGATTCTCTTAATAATGGTGCTTATAAGGGCACCGGAACTTCTTCTTTGCTATACGGTTACTCTAGTGGAGGATATGATCCTTCTCCTTCATTTGTTTTCCTTGATCGAATAAGCAAATATAGTTACTCAAATACTACAGATTATGCTGATGTGGGAACTTTGTCATACCAAAACGCAGCAGCTGGACCAACAGGATCACAATCATGAGCACACCAATTTTATCTGGTAGTAACAATAAAATTGCTGTGATTCGAGCAGGTCAGTCTGCTAAATCAGACACCTTTCGCGCTGATATGCTGCTCAACCAAAAATTTAGTGGAGTGCAACGTTATGTGATTCCACCGACTCCACCCGCAACATATTTTAAATTTCAAGGGGTGGACTATGGATACGTGTCGGGAGGAGGCGCGGGACCGCCGAATGCCGTACTTGATAATAGTATAGAAAAATTCCCATTTGCTACTTTTACGACTTCGACAAATATTGGAGACCAATCTCCTGAAAATCAAACCTCCAAGAACCAAGGTTGGACTTCAGGCGATAAGGGGTATTCGACAGGTTGGACGGGCGAGCCAGTCAGCCCAGCAGCGAATTTAATTTTACAGTTTCCCTTTTCTTCTGAAACTATGTCTGTTGCTGGAACTAGCCCGAATTTTCACCCCGCTGGTGGAGGGTTCAATGGGGGTCATGCTGTTGCTAGCGATTTAAAAGGCGGGGCTGGTTACCACGCTGATGACGCTATTAGGAGATTTCCATTTGCCACGGCGGTAGTAACAGTTATTAGTCCTCCATTTCCGAAGTTTGGTGGCGCTGGACCAAGTGGAACTGCGGAAGGCAGGGGCGGATGTACTGATAATGAAAACGGATATGGATATGTATTAGGAGCTCCTGGTTCTTATATTACTCAATCCATACGAAGGTGGGCGTTTGCCAGTGATACTGTATTAGATTATGACCATGGTCAGGGCGGTTTTTATGCCAACACGTCTTGGGCTTCTGGCGAGGGAAATTCGTCAGAAACTCATGGCTTTATTGCTATTAGGGGCGCACCCGTTCAATCTTGGCCCTTTGCTGCTGGTTCTCCTGTTGCTGCTACCTCTGTTGGTCCACCCATTGGTGGACCCGTTAATCAATATGTACACCCTACTGGTGTATCTTCAACAACGTTTGGATTTCAAGCTGGGGGCGGCGGTTATTTTGGAGCTGCACTCACTAATGAAATAAAACATTTTCCATTTTCTAATCCTTTTGTTAGCTGGACGGAAGTTGGAACTCTTTCTACAGCTAAACACGGCGGCGCGGGGTTTCAAGTATGAGCTCACCAATCTTATTTGGATCACCAAGAGCACAAAAGAATTACATTAGACCCAAATTTGAAGGTCTAGCTCCAAGGACAACACCAATTGGATACAACAAAGATCAATCGGTCGACCGATATGTGATTCCACCGCCACCGCCTGGATATGTTTTTCAAGGCAATAACTATGGATATAGTTATGGAGATGGTACTCTACCTGGACTCGGGCCTGGAACAGCATTTTCTGCAGCAATCGATAGATTTAATATGGCGTCAGAAGAGCCATCATCTGTTATCGGAAACTTAACCGAAAAAACCCAAGAGGTTGCTGCTTTTAAATCATTTACTCATGGATATAGGTCTTCGGGTCAAGTAGTACCTACTAGTTTTTATGACTACACCGATGTAATAGATGAATTTCCTTTTGCAAATCCTTTTGTTACAGCAACATCTATAGCCACAGCTTCATCGGCTCGTAGGTTAACCGTTGGTATTTCATCAGAAGATAATGGATATATTGCAGGTGGAGAAAACGAAACTCCTTCTTTAAACCGAACTAATGGTATCGATAAGTTTCCCTATAGTTCGAAAACACCAGCAACTATTATGGGAACGATGACAACTTCTGGCGCAGCCTCGTCTTCTCAGCAATCTTCTACCGATGGTTATATAAGCGGCGGATTTCCTAATCCTGGTCAAGCAGGGACACCTCTGGTGAACCAGCTCCCTGGACGGCACGGAAACATTGACAATTTTCCTTTGTTTCTGATGGCAATGCAGTTCTTATAGGAGAACTCGATTTTAAACGTTATAGAGGAGTAGGACATTCTTCGTCTGAAAATGGATATATTGCAGGCGGATTCAATACTTTTCCTAGCCCCTTTCCGAACATTACTGACAGAATAGAGAAGTTTCCGTTTTTTAGCGATGCAAATAGCACCTTGGTTGGTAATTTATCACAAAGTAAACAATTTGCAGCAGGTCAATCGTCAGAAACTAAGGGGTACACTACTGGAGGTAACAATACTCCCGTCACAGATAAAAATAGTGCAATTCAGACTATAGAATACTATCCATTTTCTTCGGAAAATACTTCTGTTGTTTCGAGCGGTCTTTTATCTCGTGCGGTATTCAGCAACTCAGGAACACAATCATGAGTGCACCAATCTTATTTGGATCACCAAGAGCTCAGAAGAATTACATAAATCCTAAAATTGAAGGTGTTTCTCAAAGGACAACAAATCTTGGATACACACAAGCACAAAACGTTAGTCGTTATGTGATTCCACCGCCACCGCCAACCAATCCAGTTGATATTCGTTGGGGTGGAGAGAATTACGGATACATTTCAGGAAAAGGTGTACCCAATTCAGCCAATACTATTGAACGATATTCATTCGCTTCGGACGGTAACGCAACGACTGTTGGTTCTCTTAATTTTCAAAACCCACTTAATTTTTGGGGCAGACAAGGTGTATCTTCTTACTCTGCTGGATATGATCTTCAGACAGGTAATAATTTACCAGAAGCAACCTTTGCAAATGATATAGTAAAAGTTCCTTTTGCCTCTATTGTTTCTAACGCCAACATCGGCGAAATTGCAATACCACAAAGAGATTATGCATCACACGCTGAGGCCAATGTTTCTGGATATTTGTCAGGAGGTACGTGGGGTCCACAAGCGCCCATTCCAGACCTCGGACCATACCCCTCCCCGTCATTTTATCTTACAGATAACATACAAAAATTTCCGTTCGCTTCAGACGCACCTTCTGTTAGTACAGGAACTCTTAGCGCATATACTGCGGATGCAACTGGAGGTAGTGACACTAATGTTGCTGGGTATACAGTGGGCGAAACATATTTCCCCACTAGTGGGCCACCGTGGCCATCTACACTTCCTTCGAATGCTCCAGCTCCTGGTGGTTTCCAGGTCAGCGATCAACTAAAGTTTCCTTTCGCTACTGGAAATACTTCAACAAATATCGCAAACTTTTTTATCAAACCAAATAGCTCAGGGGTTGGCCAACTATCTTTCTCTTCTTGTAGTCCTACTGCATATTTTATTTCAGGCGCAGGTAGCCCTGTCACACAGACTTACGATGGGATTGATAAGGTAGTGTTTGCAAACGATACCCAGCTCGCATCAACAACAGCGACTCTTTTAGATAACGGCATAAGTGGAGCCAGTGCATCAAGCACTACTTTTGGATATACTGCTGGCGGATATTTTACTAATAACTTTTATGAATCGAGAATACAAAAGTTTAGTATGATCAATGATACAAACGCGACTGTAGTCGGTACTTTAGTGTCTTCGCCCAACATAGGCGGTTCTGGGTTTCACGAATGATTTTTTTAGGAGATTAGAAGGATGTCCACACCAATTCTATTCGGCTCACCAAGAGCACAAAAGGGTTACATCAGACCCAAATTTGAAGGTCTAGCTCCAAGGACAACACCTCTCGGTTACAATAAAGATCAATCGGTCGACCGATATGTGATTCCACCGCCTCCTCCGGTATATCCTTATTATTCGGGAAGCCTTGGATATTTTACAGCTGGCACGGGTGGCGGCGGCGCTTCATCATATCCAACAAATATTGATAGAGTTGAGGTTAGTTCTGATGCGATAACATCTTGGGGAACATTAGATTATGGGATAACTCGGAGCGTAAGCACCTTTTCTTCTGTTGACACGTATGTTATTTCGGGCAGTAATTCAAATCTGTTTCCTACTCAGTCAATTTGGCAAAAATATTCATATGCTAGTGCTGCAATTGCAACATTGCCACCATTTAATCATAGGATGAACGACCAAGCAAGGGGAGCCACAAATATTTCTTCGACTGTTAATGGTTATGTTGATATATCGGCAATCATAAGTAATACGCCGGGCATCACGCCGGGACCCCAAATTCCTTTTATTAGTGCTGAAAGACACGCGTTTGCATCAGACGTTTGGACAAACGGCGGTCGGACATCATTGACTCCAGCAGGATATTCATTAAGAGCCCATGGTTTTCACTCAACAGATTATGGTTATGCTGCTGGAGGAGAAAACTATGGTCCAGGTTCGACTCCGCTCTTCAGCCGAAATAGTATCAGAAGATTTCCCTTTGCAAACGACGATAATTATACTAATTTAGTTACTAGCCTCTCGTCATTAACAGAAGGCGCTGTTGGTCTTTCAGACGGTGAAGCTGGATATAGTCTAGGAGGTACCTTCCCCAACGGTGTATCACCTCCAGGCAACCCAATCACCGCAGCTAAAAATAGCATGGAAAGATTCCCATTTGCGAGCGAAAACGAATCTGTGGTGGTTTTTTCGAGTCTAGATACGTTCGGAACTGATCGTAGCGCATTTAACGCGGGAACTCATGGGTATGCAGACACCAGCTCCAGCGTCACCGGTGACGTCACTTCCCCACTATATCGAACCAATATTGACAAATATTCTTGGGGGTCGAATACTATACAAACAGATATAGGTGCGATGAGCACCAATTCGTTTGTCACTGGCTCGGGATCTCAAAGCTCGTAACGTTATAAATAGACCTGTTAACTAAGGATTTAATGTAATGGCTGTAATCTCAACCAGACAGGGATTAATCGATTATTGTCTTCGAAGACTAGGAGATCCTGTCATCGAGATAAACGTCGACGTAGATCAAATCGAAGACAAGGTCGATGACTCTCTGCAAAAATATCAAGAATTTCATTCTGACGCTTCTCTACGCGCGTACCTTAAACATCAGGTAACACAGGAAGATATCGACAACAAATACATATCAATTCCTTCTGACGTTATGTTTGTGACTCGAGTATTTCCTGTCACTAGTACATTCGGTTCAGCTGGGTTGTTTGACATTCGATATCAGATGATGTTGAATTCAATGGCAGACTTCATTAGTTTTGCAGGAGACATGTCTTACTTTTATCAAATGCAACAATATCTGTCAATGGTCGACCAACAGCTGCACGGCAAACCTCTTGTTCAATGGTCGCGTCATCAAGACCGGCTTTACATTTTTGGTGATTTTAACGACGGCGATCTTAAAATTGGCGACTATATTGTTGCAGAGATCTATTCTACCCTCGACCCAGAAACTTTCACTTCTGTCTATAATGATATGTTTATGAAAGACTTTACCACGCAGCTAATCAAACAGCAGTGGGGCGCAAATATGTCTAAGTTTGATAACATGCAACTTCCTGGTGGAGTAACTGTTAATGGTACACAGATGTATCAAGAAGCGACTGAAGAATTGATTCGACTAGAAGACAAAATGCGTTTGGAACATGAACCACCACCTGACTTCTACATAGGTTAATAATGGCCACAAATCCATATTTTTCTCAGGGCACACGACCCGAACAAACATTGTACGAAGACCTGATTGTCGAGTCTTTAAAAATGTATGGGCAAGACGTGAATTATATGCCAAGAGAATTGGTTAATGTCGACGCTATTTTTGTAGACGATGTTCCTTCTACGTTTTCTAGAGCATATCAAATCGAAATGTATATTGAGAACGTTGATGGGTTTGACGGAGAAGGCGACCTATTTACTAAGTTTGGAGTAGAAATTCGAGACCAAGCAACTTTTGTTGTGTCAAGGAGAAGGTGGAATTCTGAAATTTCTCCCTTTGAGGCAGAGCCCGACACGAAACCTTTTTATCGCCCGAGAGAAGGCGACCTGATTCACCTGCCGCTCTCTAACTCAATATTCCAAATTATGCGAGTAGAAGACGAATCTCCTTTTTATCAGCTCAAGAATCTTCCGACATTTCGTATGTTCTGTGAATTGTTTGAGTATAGCGGTGAAGATTTTGATACGAACATTGCTGAAATTGATGAAGTAGAATCTGCTTTTGCATACCAAACTGTTCTTACGTTAGACTCTGCTGGTATAACATTAGACTCAGCAGGCAGTAGTTTAACAAGCTGGCAAAGAAACGAAATAATCACGCAAACGTTTGACTCAGATGGATACTCGATAACGGGTGAAGTTGTTGATTGGGACAGACCCAACCTTAAATTATACCTTGCTAATGTTGGCAATACTGATAGTTCTGTCCATTCGTTTACGACTACTAAACAGATTGTTGGTAGCGTTTCTCTAAAAGCAGCAACACCTACTTTAGTTGAACAATTACAATCTATTCAAACCAATGCGCAAAACACGACATTCGACACTGAAGAGATAGAGTTTATGGACTTTAGCGAGAACAATCCTTTCGGAGATCCTGAATAATGTTTGGAGGTCATTTTTATCATCAAAGAATGAGAACTGCAGTGGCCACCTTTGGTTCATTGTTTAATAATATTAATATTGTTCGTAAAAGTTCTTCAGGAAATGTTCTTAGTGATTTAAGAGTTCCGCTTGCTTACGCGCCAAGAAGGACTTATCTTGATAGAATAAATCAAATGAATCTTGGCGAAGCGCAGGAAAGGCAGGTTGCATTATCTTTACCACGTATGTCTTTTGAGATTGTTAATATAGCTTATGATCCTGCTCGACAATTGCCAAAAACGCTAAAGACTAAACAACCAAGACAGAACAACTCTGCTACAAGCCTGAGCGCAGTGTACACCCCAACGCCGTATTTAATCAACCTACAATTAAATTGTTATGCAAAAAATCAAGACGATGCTTTGCAAATGGTTGAGCAAATACTACCATATTTTGATCCGCAATACACGGTCACCATTATACCTTTAGAAGAATTTAATACACTCAAAGAAGATGTGCCTATTAGATTAGACGGTGTTACCTTTCTAGATGATTATGAAGGCTCTGTTGAAAACAGAAGAACAATAATCTATACACTTGATTTCGAAATGAAAATTAATTTGTATAAGAGTTTAAACGCGACCACCGGAAAGGTTATCAGAGAGGCAGACGCGTATTTATTTGATATAAATAATACTACAGGAGACAGTGCTGACGCTTTCGGTATAATCTCTTGTGATGTAGACGATTTACCGTAAAGAGAAGACTAATGGCAATTCAACGATATCTAGAAAACGAAGCGATAGCAATAGCACAAGGACGTGTTTTAGGTACATCGTCTGTCAATAAGTTTGGATTTACGGGTGCAGACATTGGTGTCTCTACAGTGGAAACTGTATGGGATGGTAATGGTACTACTGAAATCTATCCTTATCCTTCCAATGGTGTGGCGGCTGTAACAGACAACACAACTGATACTGGCGAAGTCGTTGTCGTTGAAGGTCTTGATGCTGATTATAATCCTCGCAGTACAACCATTCCTGTGGGTTCCGCGTCTCCCGTTGTATTCTCTCGCATCTTTCGTGCGTTCATGGAGAGTACACCTAACGGAGATGATGTAGATATCACAATCGGTGGCGCACTTGCCGCACGAATCAAAGCAGGTCTTGCACAAACAGAGATGGCATTGTATACCATTCCTGCTGGAAAGCAAGGGTTTCTGATGAACATTCATGGTAGCACAACCAAATCCACAGGTAATCCTGCGTGTCAATTCCGAATTAAAGTTCGTGAGTTTAGCAGTGTGTTTCGTATCAAAGGTCAATTCGGTACTGCGGGTGGTCAATCCTTCATGCACGAATATCCTATCCCTCTTTTCTTACCCGAAAAGTCTGACATTCGTATTGATGTGGTGTCTGATGCCGCAACAGGTGCGGGTGCCATCTTTGACATCATTTTAGTAGATAACTAAAGACCTAATCGTTATAAATACTCATACAAGATATGAGGATTGAACGATGCAGTATTTACTACTGCTTCTCTGCACAATGTCACTTTATGCATTTGCTGAAGAAGCGCCAATAATAGACGACAACACGATTAAGACGGACAGTACTACTCGAAGTACAGTAGATTCTAATTCTACTACAACGCTAAAATCACCTCCTGCGTCTGCAATCACTCCTACGATAAATACTTCGAACAGCGACCTCTGTACCTTTGGTGTGGCGGGTGCTGTTCAGACTCAGATTTTGGGTATCTCGATGGGATCTCAAATTACTGATTCAAACTGTGAGCGTCTAAAATTATCTAAGACACTATATGATATGGGCATGAAAGTTGCTGCTGTATCTACATTGTGTCAAGACGAACGAGTTTTTGATGCGATGTTGATGGCAGGAACACCCTGCCCGTTTGACGGTTTGATCGGTGATGAGGCAAGGGCTGCTTGGGCAGTAAACAAAGAATTGGAACCATCGACAGATGTTCCTACTGAAGAAGAAGAGAAGGGGTTAAGCGATGGCACGAAGACTCTCATGGGCGCTGGTGGCGTTGCTAGTCTATTGCTCCTCCTCCTTATCTAGTGAAGCAGATATAATCTATGCGACATCAAACAATGCTGCTAATGCAGGGTTGAATTGGGTGATGTCAAACGTCCTGCCTCAGGCGGCAGGGTTGCAAGTTAACAATGTGATTTATAGGTACACTACAGAAAAAGTTACAGAAGATGATATGCTGGTTCATGTGCAGAACGAAAACGCACAAGGAGAAGGATACATTTTTAGAGCAAGTGATGATTGGTCTGGATTGCCAGGAAATACAATTAGTAAAGCAATTCCTGTTGGTTCAATCCCACTTGATTTTTGGGGAGATGGTAGTATAGAAGTAGAAG